TGTGGAATAAGTTTTGTCCGACCAATCTTTGATTCCAACTGACTCTTTAATAACTTTCTTTTTAATTTTCATTTTATTTATATTTTAAAAATAAGTGGGGGAGCGACCCCCCACATTTATTATACGTTGTCAAATGATGCTCCCGTTGGTGTAATAACAAACTCGATGTCAATGTATTCTAACGCTCTTGTCGGTTTCAAGAAAATCTTACCCGTAAGAGTGTTTGAGTCTAAATCTTCAGGTGTATTTGAAACTGTAACTCTAAAGTCAATCAAACCTCGGTCTCTTCTAATTGAATCCAAAATTGGATTTACCGAATCTAAGAAGTCTTGTCTTACTTTGTCATCATTTTGTTCAAATAACAATCTAATTGCCACCGCTGAAATCAATTTACGAGCTTGTAGTAACAATCTTCTTACGTTGATTCTGTCTAGTGCAGATTCTCTAATTTGTAGAGTTTTATTACCCCAAATTACCGTACCAACATCATTGAAAGTCGCAATTGGGTTGATTCTACCTTTATATAATGTATCTCTATCTTCTTGTGTCAACTTACGTCTCGCTCTAATTGCATTTACAAGACCTCTCGTGTAACCCGCTGATGCGAACCAAGGGAATGCAATGTTGTCTGTTAATGCTAAGTTTTTAGTAACTTCAGCCGTAGGGGGAAGATAAATTTGTGTGTTATTAACACTATCCCTTGTTAATACCCAAGGGTAGTAAGTTGCTGTGTAGTTAGAGTCTATACCCGTAGTCTCTAAATTGTCAACCGCCTGTTGAGGGTAAATTAACCCTTCTTCTATATTTTGATAAAAAGGTAAAAACAAGTTAAAGTCAGGTGTAGTACAGATGTAAATTGAATCTGCTCTATCTTCTTCAATCAAATTAACCGCATCTTCAACTAAGTTACTGTTGTTTACATAGTCAATTCCTGGTGTAACAAACACATTTATATTTGTAGATTCAGGATTAGAGAATGTTGATTGACCCCATTTGTAAGCGTAGTAGTCAGTGTTTGCCCAAGTCTCTTGGTTTGGTCCTGAAATTTGTTTGAACGCACCCCAACCAGATGCGGTAGGATATGTTGCAGAGGCGGCAGCTCCTTGTTTGTATCCTGTCTGACCTAACGCGAATGTATCTGCGTTTGTTCTAGACGCTCTATAAATGTCCCAACCATCAAATCCGCCGTAAGCATATACGGTATATTTTCTTGTATTTAGGTAGTAATAAGGATTATCATCATCTAAAGGTTCGCTCGAGAATGAACCGGCACCTACCTCAAACGCTGACTGACCTGAAGTAACATAAGCATTAGAAATAGTTACAATAGTTGCTCCACTATCCATATGGAAACCTTTAGTAACATAACCCCAATCAGGACCTGTAGTGTCAGTTGCGATATTTGTAGGAAGTTGTTTACCTTTGTATTCAAAGAAATCATAATCAACACCTGTAATATTAGAAATACCCAAGTATGCTTTTCTAACATTTTCACCTGATGAAGTTCTAATATTATTACCATTGTTTGCAGAACCAAAAGGAGGATTGTCTATTTGCTGTCCTGCCGTTAAATATCTTGTTTTGTATACAATAAATGGAGGTGTCGCATTTGAGTATTCTCTCATAATATAACCCTCAAATCCACAAGGTAGCGCATCTGTTGGTGCTTCATCAGCCATTTCAATCATTAAGTATTTGGATTTTACTTGATATTCACCATTAGAAGTACCAATTTTATTTGCTATAAAATTATTTTGTGTAGGGTCTAATGAACAGTTTGTAAAACTTTCTATTACTCTAACCTTATCGTCAGTATCATAAAAGTCTCTAACAAAAACGTCAAAAGTATTGTTTGTAAAAGATATATTACCTATTGATATTTTTACAAGTCTATTAGCTGCGTTACCATCAGAAATTAATACAAATCTAAATAAGTTATAAACCAAATTACCTCTTAGTTCAGATACTAAGTAAGGAGTTTTAGGCGTTTGATATTGTTCTAAATAGAAACCAATAGTTTCAGTATCTAATGATTCAGCACTGTCTAATTCAATTAAATCACAGAATAAACCTCTAATTTTACTATTGTTATATCCTGAATTTAATAAACTTGGGTAAATTTCTTCAACAAAAATCGGAACTTCGTTTCTATCTTTTGCAAAGTTTGATTTACCAAATAAACTTGACATGTAGTTAGAATTTGTAGACAACATTGAAGTTTCAAAACTAAATGTTTCAGAATCATAAGTAATACCTGATATTACAAAAGTTGAGTATGGGTCACTTGTAACTGCTGAATATGTACCAGTACATACCATTTGAACGTCACTTGTTCCTGTAACCCAATATTGTGGTCCGTGTTGTGTTGAAGAATATGTGGTAAGACCTCTTGAACGTAGTGTTGATACAACTAAATCATCCCATTCACTATAAGGTGAACCTGAGTAGAATGTCATACCAATATTACATCTTCCTGAGAACACTCCTCCACCAAGAGATGACATCGCTCCGATTGATGCTCCAAAACCATATCCATAATATGAGCCAACACTTTGAATTTTGTTATAGTCAAATAATGCATAGTACCATGTATCATTCGTATCTGCTGAAAGATTTGTTAAAGATAAATTAACATTATTCACTCCAAAGGTTTCAGAAGTTGCGGTTACAGTATTCACTGAAGACCCTGACACGTAAGTTAGTGTATTCGCGCTTAAAGTACCCCAATAAATCGCAGTTGTTGCTGAGGTAGACGCACTTAAACTAAATCTATTAACGTTAGTAGAAATAAAGTTTTGAAAATCTGCATTTAATGTGGAAGTTCCTCCGTTATAAGACGTGTATGTGCTGTAAAAATCAGCACTTAATTGTGATGGAACAGATGTAATTGTAATATTTCCACTAGTACCTGTAGTTCCTGTAAAGTTTAATGTAATACCTGTTGTATTACCTGTTGCTGCTATTGTTGCAGGATTTGGATTTGCAATAGTAACAACTGACCAAGATGGACCAGCATCGTAACCTGATAATCCAAGTATTCTTGTTACAAATAATTGATTTGATTGACTTAAGTAAGCCTTTGCAATATATGACGATTCATATTTTGGTATTTGTGTATTTACAAATTTTTCAGGACTTGTCCCTCCAAAATAAACTTGATATTCGTCAAAGTTTGTTATGAAAATAGGTTCAAATGCGGGACCTTGGATAGTTTCACCGACAATACCTAAAGTTGTTACACCAACGCTTTGTGCAACAAAAGTTAAATCTCTTTCTGAAGTGTAAACACCAGGTGAGACGAAAACCTTATTACTAGATGCCATTTTAAATTATGTTTTAGCTTTTTATGTTTTATATATAAATACATTGAATTTTTGCAAAAAACTATTGACAATAATATATTTATCTGATAAGGCAGACAAAATTCTGCTTTTTTTCTCACCTCAAATTATTATGAAAAATAAAAAAATTAAAAACATTAAAATATCTGATGACGCTCATTCAGTATTAAAAACTTACTGTGAAAAAAATGGTTTGAAATTGTATAAGTTTTTAGAAAATTTAATAATTAAAACTTGTAGTAAACCTAAAGATATATACGGTGAAGATTAAACAAAATAGGCGACAGTTTTAATTACTGATGTTTGAGTAATTAAACTTTTATATACCTTTATTAATAGAGAGTCTCCATCATTAACTTGAATCACATCCAAATCATCACCTATGTAAAGACCATTTATATAAACAGAAAATGCACTACCACAAGATGTTGTTGAGTTTGTTGTTGCTCCTGTTGGGTTTGAAAATACGGGGAAAGTACCACCTTGAACACAAACAGTTCCTGTGTTACCACTTGTTATTCCTGATATAATTGATGGTCCACTATTACATGTTACAAAATTTAAAGTGTTGTTTGTGGTTGCGGTATAATTAAAATTATAACAACTTGATAAATTTTGCAATTCAACAACTTTCAAATCCGCAGTATATCTAAAAACTTCAGATAGTTGTGTTACTCCGGGTAGAAAAGTAAAATCAAAATCAAAATTGTCGGGTCTTGGAGGTTCAATTTCAACTCGTCTACTTTTAATTTTTGTATCTACTTCAAACATCGTCATATATCTTGATATTGCGGGAGAAACTTGAAAATCTTCTTCATCTAATAAAAACCCTTGTAGTGTCAACTTATAATTTATAATGTAGTATTTTCTTTTTTCTAAATCTTTTACTGACTCATCGGACACTTCTTCCATCATTATTGGCATATAGTGTCCATTGATTTGAGTATAGGATTGAGAAGATGCGAATGTTTGCATAACAATTTTGTTAAACTCGTTGTTTTCTCTCATTCGATTACAAAACAACTTTAAATTGTAAACAATATCAACAGCAACAGGTTGTGGAACTTTATAGACATCAGCACCTTTTCTTTGACCATCCCATGTTGGTACTGTAAAATAATTAATTCTAAGTTTTTCAGGGATATTGAATTTACTACCGACGTATTTTCCTGGTTTAACTTCAGGTGTTCTTACAATAGCTAAAAAAGGTAATGATATATTTTTATCTAAATCTTGAAAATTCCATGTTTGTGTAAATTGCATCCAATTTTGATTGGTTATAATTCTATCAATCAAAGGTACTTTTTTTTCATCAACAACTAATTCCAATTTGTCTTTAACAAAATCTAAAAATCCTCTATCCAAATCGGCATGTAATACCCCTTTTGGTAAAAACGTTCCATGTCTTGTTATGTCCTCGAGCATTTCTTCTCTTCTTTCCACACCAAACTTTTGTGGAATCAAAGGTAAATGTTTTTTTACTTGTTTTGGAAAAGCCATAATTTAATTAAATTCCTTCAAATTCATTATTGGTAACAGGGGTTGCAACAATTGTTCTATAAAATCTTTTATAACCAGCATAAGTATGTTTATTGTCAGTAAACACCCTACCATCATTTACCACACTATAATATCTAACTCTACTTTCTGTTTCATAATACCCAATATAATCACCATATTCTATATCAATTTCTAAATCATCTAAATAATCTTGATAAACACTAACAGTTAAATTACCCGGCTCTAACTGTTCTAATTTTGTTGAGCCATAGTCTTGGTTTGCAGGGGCCTCTATTTTAACCAAACCTTTAAATTCTATTGGTGGTAAAAATTGTATCCCACCTTTTAATGCTTCACCATATACATCGTCGTTGTTGGTTTTTTGTCTATCAACTTTATATAAAACTAAAGTGAAGTTCATATCCCCCTCTAACCATTCTCTTCCCATTTTTATATCTAAATTGAAGTCTTCTTCTGCAAAAAACTTATTTAATCTTGTTATTGGAACTTTAGGTTGTGTCATACCTATAAATACTTTGATTGATTTTTTCTTGAATTTTATTATATTTTAATATACTATGGAAGATTTTGTGCCTAAAACACCCGAATCAAAAGCCCTTTTAATATTAGACAATTATGAGGGGTCAAATAACTATATCCTTAATTTAAAACACAAAAAAGAAAATAGTAAGTCTTTCATACCCACAAGACCTCAGGCGGATTATATCAATAATTATAACACAACACAACCAAAAGTTGCAAAAAAATGGGTTAAGTTAGATTCATATTTTGGTAAAAAACTAATGGAAGATAAAATGTATACCAAAGAACCTTCTGAAATATATGTTGAAAAGTTGTTAGTTGAAAAGGATAAGGCGTATCATATTTGGGGTAAAATCTTTTCAGGTGAAACTTTACACGACTTTTGGATGCCAAAATCAGCATTACTAAAAGATAATGAAGTTAAAAATATTTCAATTGATTATAGTAAGTATGACGTTAGACCACCAATGGAACATCAAAAAGAAGCCATTGAAAAATTAGTAAGAAATAAAAAGTTTATTCTGGCCGATGACATGGGTTTGGGTAAGTTTTTACCGGTCAATACGCCTGTTTATACACCTAAAGGTACTAAAAAAATTGGTGATATAAAAATTGGTGATAAGGTTATTGGTAGTGATGGTAAATCCCATAATGTAATAGGTGTATTTCCACAAGGGTTTAAGGAAACATATAAAATTACATTTAATGACGGGTTTTCAATTTTATCAGGAGATGAACATTTATGGTCTGTTTCATCCCCTAATTACGGTAAAAATAGAAAAAACGAAAGATTAAAAAAATCTTTAGTTTTATCAACAAAACAAATGTATGAGGGAGGTAAAATTAAAGTTAAAGGCATTAACCATAATAAAAATAAGGAATATGAAATTGAAACTTATTATAAATCACCAAACGGAAATAATAAATGGCAAATCCCAATAGTGAAACCAATACAATTTGAACGAAATGATAATCTTATGATTGACCCTTATTTGTTAGGACTTACATTAGGTGATGGTGGTATAACACAAAAAAATATTAATTTTACAACAAAAGACGATGAAATTGTGGGTTATATTGAAACCGCATTACCAAAAAATTCACAAATAGTTAAACAAAAAAATTCAAGATACAGTTATAGAATAACTAAAATCGATGGTTACACAAATGAAGTTATACAAATTTTAAAAAATTTAAACTTGATGGGATGTGGGTCAGACACTAAATTTATTCCCGACATATACAAGTTTTCATCAGTTGAAAATAGATTATCAATTTTACAAGGGTTAATGGATACTGACGGGCATTGTATGTATAATGGTAATAGTTTTATTGGGACTGATTATTGTACAACATCAAAACAACTTTGTAATGATGTTGTTGAAGTAGTACAAACATTAGGAGGAGTTGCAAGAGTCAAAACTTGTATCCCAACATATACTTATAAGGGTGAAAAAAAGAAAGGTAAGTTAACCTATAGAGTTAATATTAAATTACCAAAGGGTATGAATCCGTTCAGATTAAAACGAAAGGCTAACAAATACATTGAACCAAAAAAATACCCCACCGGAAGATATATTAAAAATATTGAAAAAGTTGGTTTTGAAGAAAGTGTTTGTATATCGGTTGATGCTCCTGATAAACTATATGTTACAGAACATTGTATTGTAACACATAACACCACTTCTACAATTATCGCTTCTTTAGAAACAGGTGCAAAAAAAATATTAATAATTTGTCCCGCATCTTTAAAAATAAATTGGCAAAGAGAGATTGCAAATTATTCAGATAGGTCTGTTTATATCGCAGAAGGTAAGAAATTTTCAGATAAACATGATTTTGTTATTGTGAACTACGACATTCTAAAAAATTTCCATGACGCCAAAGAAAAAGATAAATCAGAAATAATGAAAATTGATTTTGATTTAGTAATCATGGATGAAGCTCATGTAATTGCTAATCCAAAAGCTTTAAGAACAAAAATCGCTAACGATATTGCAAGTAAATCAAATAGGGTTTGGTTATTGTCGGGAACACCAATGACATCAAGACCAATGAATTATTATAACTTATTAAATATCGTTGGAAGTCCTGTTGCCGCAAATTGGATGGCTTACGCCATAAGATATTGTAATGGATTTCAATTTAGTGTTGGAAAAAGAAAGGTGTGGAATGTTACAGGAGCATCTAATCTTGATGAATTAAGAGAAAGAACCTCAACACACATTCTAAGAAGGTTAAAAGAAGAAGTTTTGGATTTACCTGAAAAAATTATCACACCTGTTTATTTGAGACTCAAATCAAAAGACTACGAAGAATTAATGGGTGAATATTTTGATTGGTATGACCAAAACCCTGAAGAGTCATCGTCACTTACAATTCAGTTTGGTAAACTAATGAAAGTAAGAAAAGTAATCGCACAAGAAAAAATTAATAACACAATCGAGTTAGCGGAGAACATTATAGAACAAGGTAAAAAGGTTATTATATTTACAAACTTTACAGATACGTTAAATCAAATCTATAATCACTTTGGTAAATCTGCGGTTTATTTAGATGGTAGTTGTTCTAAGTTCCACAGACAAAACGCGGTTGATGAATTTCAAACAAATGATAAAATCAAAGTATTTGTTGGAAACTTGAAGGCTGCTGGCGTTGGTATTACTTTAACATCTGCCGAAGCGGTTATTATGAATGATTTATCTTTTGTTCCTGCCGAACATTCACAAGCAGAAGATAGGTCACATAGAATTGGTCAAAAAAATTCAACATCAGTTTATTACCCTCTTTTTGAAAATACAATAGAAGGTGCAATTTACGACATCTTAAATAGAAAAAAGAAAATTATTTCAACAGTAATGGGTGACGATATGTTTGATGAGGCGTCCACAATTGAAGAAATGTTAAATTTAATTTCTGGTAATCGATGATATTTATATATCATGGGGAATAATATTTTTGAAAGTTATTTAAAGAAAATTCACAAAATAGAACAGTTGTTAGAAATTGATTCGGCACAAAAAACTAATCTAATTAATGAAATAAAAAAAATAAGTATAGATAAATTACCTTATGAATATGATTCTTTAGAAGTTTTCATTGATAGTGAAACAATGAAAACTCACTACAACAAACATTACAAAGGTTATGTTGAAAAATTAAATAAAGAATTAGAAAAAATAAGTGGTAAAGATTTAGACTTAGAACAAATTATATCTGACATTTCAAGTTTTAATACAATAGTTAGAAATAATGGTGGTGGTGCATTCAACCACGCACTGTTTTGGAAAATGATGTCACCTAAAAAACAAAAGTTAGACGACCCCGTCAAAAGTAAAATAGAAAAGACTTTTGGTTCATTTGAAAAATTTAAAAAAGAATTTGAAGACGCGGCCAAATCTCGTTTTGGTTCAGGTTGGGTTTGGTTAATTCTTACGGATAAAAATAGATTGAAAATTGTAACCACCGCAAATCAAGACAATCCCATAATGGATAATCAAGAAGAAAGAGGTTACCCCTTGTTAGGTCTTGATGTTTGGGAACATGCTTATTATTTGAAATACAAAAATCTAAGAGACAAGTACGTATCTAATTTTTGGAAAGTGGTTAATTGGGGATTTGTTAATGATTTATATTCGACTCAGTCTAAACTTAATAACTAAATTATATTTATATAATAAAAACTTATGGCAACTACTGTAATTATCACCGAACCTGAAAGAAGTAAATTATATAAAAGAATAAAAAATCTTTTAGGAGCCCCTATTCGTAGTGTTGAATTAGAAGACGAAATGATGGATTCATTATTAGAATTATCTATTCAGGATTACGCACAACATGTTAACGATTGGTTGATTGAAGCCCAATGGTCTTCTTTGAATGGTTTAAATTTGGATGAGCAATCACTAACAAGAGCCTTTACTACAAGAAGTATGGATTGGGAAACACAATATACTTACGCATATTCAAAAATTGTGGGATTACAAGCTGGTGGTGATTATGTATTGAAAAAAGATTATATCGATTTAGTTGCTAATCAACAAATATATGAAATACCTGCAGGTCGTGAAATTAATGAAATATTATGGTTTTCTCGTTCTGAATTAGACGCCGCATATTTTGACCCGTTTATGGGAGGTTTTGGTGGATTTGGTGGTATTGGTTTAGGTGGTGGAGCAGGATTTTCTCAAATGGGAACAACAGGAAATTATTTTATTACACCAGCCTTTGATATTTTACTTAGAATGGCTGACATTCAAATGAAAAGAAGAATTATAACAGGTGATTTAACTTATAGAATAACAGCACTTCCTGAAGGAAAAAAAGCATTACATTTAATGAATGTTCCTGGTGGAAAATTTGATTTTGGAAATATCGCTTATCAAAAATACAAAGTATGGTATTGGTATTATGATACTTTTGATAGAGATGATTGTTTAGCAAAAAATCCTGACGTTGTTAGACTTCCTTCTGATGTTCCAATTGATGAAATGAGATGGGATGAATTAAACTCGCCAGCAAAAACTTGGGTTAGAAGATGGTTTACCGCATACTGTAAAGAAACTTTGGCAAAAGTAAGAGGTAAGTATAGTGGTAGTTTGAAGACCCCTGATAGTGAATTAACCTTAGAGTGGCAAAGTTTAAACAGTGAAGCCAAAGATGAAAAGGCAATGTTGTGGGAAGAATTGAAAGCAAGACTTGAAAGATTAAGACCTGAAAAACAAATGGAGCAAAAAGCGTTACAAGCTGAAAACTTGAACAAAGCCTTGAAATTTAGAGCATTTACAAGTCCTTATAATATCATATAATTTTTTTATGTCAGTATTTAAATCTATTCCTTCAATTAGAATAATTAATGGTAATAGCGTTGAAACATCAGATTCTGCAATAGTTTCTAACTCTTATTATGAAACTGACGGTGAATACGTCATCATTGTTTCGGGTGTTGAAAATTGTGAAATTTTGTTAAATTCATCAAATACTGACCATGTTGTGGTGAAATCTATGTCGAATGTTTTAGTTAAGGGAGACTCTCTAATTGATGAGCAATATGAAGAAGTTGAATTAACTAAAGGTTCATGTGTTGAGTTTAAAAAAGTCGGAAACTACTGGTATATATTATCTTCAGACGGATTAAAAGACTCTTAGTCGAAACTAAGAGCCATTAAATCGCCATCCACATCAAATTCAAAGTATTCATCAATATCCACCTTTTTTTGTTGTATGACAAACTCTTCCATTAACTTTTTGTTATTTTCAACCCAATCAACATCCACTAAATCAACGGTACCATCTAAATACATATAATAAGGGTCAATACCTACGTTTTTCCAAAATGTTAATTCCATGTCAGATAAAGTTAATACTTCCTCTAATGTATCTTGATGAGCCTCTTTCATGGGGTAACCACGTACTAATTCAGTTTGAGACTTAGTAAAGATAGGTCTATCTTTTGGGTTTTCAATTAAAATGTCTTCTCTGATTTCAGGTTTATAAACAACAAGTAATGGTTCAATTCTTTTGTTAAATGCCGCCAAGTATCTTGGAACATTATACTCACCCAATAAATCAGGATTCATTTCAATATCACGCTCGGCAATCATATAACAATTTAAAACTAATTCATCTTTTTTCTTTTGAACATCACCATGTGATTTTTTTTCACCATTATTTACATAATAGATAGTATCGCCAAGACCTGGATTTTTACCTTCTTTAATTAAAAGTTCCATGTGAGCTTGTCGGGACATCATATTTCCCGCCTTTGTAGTTTTAGTAATGTGAACTTTGTAATCATCTATTGATTGTTTTACACGAGCTTTGTTTGCAATTTTTGCCAAAGGAATTTCTCTATTATAAAGTTTGTCCACATATTCATAGTAAAAATCTAAAAACTCACCACCCTTACCGTCTAACAACATTCGAAGACCTTTGTCCAAAAATTCAGCAACATATGTTTGAAGTTTTTTAGATTTAATACTATTTCCTGTTAGTTTTACTTTACCCTTATCTGTAAGAAGTGCGTAGTTTTTACGAGCCACATTAATTGTCGAAGGCCAAACACCGTCAATATCCAATCCCATTTCACCTCGTAAAAATAAATCATTGTATTCAGCAACATCAGCCTCAGCCCCAACATATTCCTTACCTTCTTTAACCAATCCATTCAATCCCTTTCCAATATACTTATACTCTTCTCTATCTTGTGGGGTTTCAAAGTTTACACCATCCGTGTCCATCACAAGTGGAACATAACCTCTTTTCATAAAGAACATAATCATTTGACGAAGATATTGTCTACCCGTACAAGTAATCTGTTCACCCATATCAATATCACCCCACGGAAATACTTGTGGAGCAGATAATGAACCAAAGAATGCGTTAATGAAGATTTTAATTGGTAATTGTTTACGGTCATAAGAAATAGCAAGTTTGGGGTCAATAGACTTATATTCACTAGCTAAGTTCTTGTATTTAATACGAGTATCGCGAAAATACTTTAACATACTTTTCATCGCACCTGTTACGTCACATTTAGGAAAAACGTCGTGAACCAACTGAATAGATGGGTATAGTGAAGAATAGTCAAGTTTCAATACGTTTTTAGAAAACCCAACCTGCACTAAACGAGAAAGACCTCCTGTAAATTTTCTTTTTTCTAATTTTCTTGGTAATGCCAAGTTATGTTTATATGACCATGCCGCCATAATCATTTTCCATAATGTTGCGGTTCCCATAGTTGAAAGTCTTTCATATGTTGTTGGTACAAGTTTAGACAACAAGAAGTTTGCTTGATTAAACTGTTCATCAACTATCATCGTTTCATAAAGGTCATCGTCCAAGTAGTCCTCAATAATTTTTGAACCTGTAACTAATTTATAAACATCATCTCTTCTTTTACATATTTCATCTATTTTTGAATCAAATCCAACTTTCTTATATGCTCCGTTTTCTTTGTTCATCCAATATTCAAGATTATCAAAATAAATTTTACCAATCTTATCCCCTTCAACATAAACACGATTTGGTTTTTCTGCTTCAATAAACTTGGTAATGTACTTCAAAGACCAACTTTTAATGTCTGAGTTGATTGCTTGAGCTCTACGAACCGCATGAGCAATATCAACAATATTATATCCCCACATCTGAGTTTGAACGTATGGTTCCATTTCATTTGCTAATTTTAGAATACCATCTTTTTGTTTCAGAGTATAATCAGGATGTAAGGTCTTACAGATTTTTTTGATATTAACTTTTAATATCTCAGCTCTTTTTAAAATAAATGGAAAGTCAAAGAATGCCGAGTTGTAGCCTCCAATCAAAGATGGTTTTAACTCATCAATAGTCTTAAAGAAGTCAACAATCATTTGTCGTTCTTCATCTTCATTTTGTGCTGATAATAATTTTAGAAAACCACGATTGTCTTTCATTCCTATCAAGAATATCTTACTTGTTTTGGGGTCAAGGCCTGTGGTCTCAATATCGAATACAAACCTGTGAATTTCATCGTATTCGTCAAAACCTTTGAAAAGTCTTTTACTTTTTTGAATTAAGTATTGTTCTACGGGCGATAATATTTGAATTGAGTCTGTATTATCTCTACCCCATGGGTCTAATCCTCCACCTTTAAAGAAGTTTACAAGATTGGAGTATGACTTTGTTGTTTTAACCAAATACCTCAATCCGTTCTCTAAACGCTCATCATCGTGAGTATCAAGTTTTTCTATGATAATACCATTTTCACTCATCGCACGTTTTTGTGCGTGTTTGTCGTTCTTGTAAAAGTTTTTACCTTTCAAGTCGCCAACCCAAGCAAATGGAATAAATGTGTCGGGGCGTAATAATTTACCCTTAACAGGGTCTTGGATTACTTTATAAATTTTAGATGATTTGTAATCGTATTCGAGTGATACGATATATTTTTCGTCGTCTTCGCCTAATAAAAAGCGTTCAATTTCTTCTTGTGGAACCATATTTTATATTATTAATTTTGGGTTATTATTCTCACAAACTATGTTGTGGTTTCCCTTTTTTAATAAATATAAAAATGTCTTGTCTTAATGTCAAACGATGTTTATATAAAGATTTTCTCTAATTGGTGAAATCAATTCTCCATTTTGTAAAACTATGGAAAATTCACCTATAAACCTACCTTTTATTTTTGTATCGTTCGTAGTCCACTTGTAGTATAAATAATATTCAGTTGGACTATCGGGGTTATTTTTTAATTTCTCGACAATATAAGCTTGTTTCATGAATATTTTTTGTATTCCATTTTTTTCGTCTTTCATTGAAAAACGAATAATCGCATTATCTAAAATTTCTATAATATTTTTATAAGAGTCACTTCTACCGTCCACGACTGGTTCCATTTTTAAAATTGGTAATGTAGAGTTTTGATTTATAAAAAATTCCATTTTTTCTTCTTATGTAGTTTATGAACAATTATTTAATACTTGAGTAACAATTCCATTCGAAATACTTATTAATACATAGTTTGCTCCGTTTTGTGCGATATAAAATCCTGTCATACCATAGTAATTACATGTCGTAGGTCCACTATAGAACACCGTACCAACTTGAATTTGTGGAGTATCAATGTGCATAGGACTAATTGACCCAGTGGTATTACATGTCCCTGCAGATAAACACAACAACGAACTACAAGCCAACGAATAATTATTTGAAAAATTACCGTATTGATTGGTAGAAAAACTTAAATTTGAAGATAAGTACGGGTGTGTTGCTAAGCAAGGTATTGGTGTCGGAGAAGGAGGACATAACGAGCAATCTCCGTTTTGACCATAAACTTGACCGTTCCATGTCACGGTTTGAGGCCCTGCAGATGGACTTGTAACAATATAACATTGACCATTTGTTCCACCAACAACATAGTAGTTGTCAAGATTTTGATATTGTGGAGGTATTGAAATAACTTCCGCTTCAGATTCGCCTAAACACGGTATTGCAACTGCAAGTATATTTGCGGGCGTAGGGGTTGGTGTAGGTGTAGGAGTTGGCGTCGGTGTCGGAGTTGGCGTCGGAGTCGGTGTCGGAGTAGGTGTCGGTGCAGGGGCCAAACAATTAGGACACCAATAATCAAACAAATTAAATTTATCTTTTAAAATTCTAAAGTTGTGTTGTACTTGAGGACTTGCAAAAGGTTCAGTATACATTCTAAACTGTGATATACCACCCATAAATGAACCCCCAAAATTTTGTTCAACTAAAATATTTGTCGATAAAGAATTTAAAGAAGTTGCTGATAAAATTTCATCTGGAAATAATTCAGGGTCTTGTATGTAAGGACCACTCAAAGGTATGTAATCACCAATAAAGGTTAAAGTACTAGCGGTTGATGCCGATGTAAAGTAAGGTATTGAACCATATTCTACAGTAATTGTATTTGATTGTCCCGTCAAACCTGATAATGTTATTATACTCCCGCTACAATTTGTATAAATTAAATTTGTGTCAATATTACCAACAGACCAAGACCATTGTTGACAAGAATCAAATATTAAATTGTCGTGTAATCCTTGACTACCTCCACCCCAAGAAATATTAAATGGTACTCCGATTTGTTTTTCTTTTTCACAATTTAATTCTCTTGGAATTATTTCTTCAAAGTTTTCAATTATGGTGAATAAGTGACCGTTAATATATAATTTTAGTCTTCCTAATCTATACCAAGTATCATCAAACCATTTATGGTCAAAAACAATTCTATAAACTTTATTTTCTTTTGTGTCACCAGAATGTGTTTCAGGTGGCATAATCAAATTATATGCAGTCCCGTTTAAAATAGATTGGTAAGTTACCTCTCTTATATCCCCTAAACCGCCAAGATTTAATAAATCACACTCTTCCATTGTTGTATATCTTTCAAAAACTGCCGTAACCATTACCCATCTGTCTTCAGTTATTGTACCACAAATG